TACTGCATCAGGTTTTGGTGCTACAGGTTCAGCTTCTTGGGTAACAACAGTTAAAACAGGAGATTTTACAGCAGTAGCTGGTGAAGGATATTTTGTAAATACGACAAGTGGTGAGATTGATGTTGCTTTACCAGCAGGAACAGCAGGAGCTGTTGTTGCAGTTAAAGATTATGCAAATACTTTTGATACACAGAATTGTATACTAGTTCCAAATGGTTCAGATAAAATTGGTGGTATAGCTAATAGTGCAATTTTATCAACAGAAGGACTAGCCGTTACATTAATTTTTATAGATTCAACACAAGGTTGGTTAGTAACTGATGATGGTTTACAATCAGTTGCAGATGCTAATCCATTTATGGTTGCAACTGGTGGAACAGAAACCGATTGTGGTAATTTTAAAGTTCATACATTTACAGGTCCAGGAACTTTTACTGTTTCTAAAGTTGCTCAATGTGCAGCAAATAATGTAGTGGATTATTTAGTAGTAGCTGGTGGTGGTAGTGGTGGAATGGCTGATATAGGAGGAGGTGGTGGAGCAGGAGGATTTAGAATGTCTAATGATTTATGTATGCCAGCTCCAACAACATCACCATTAGCTAATCCAACTGGAATTACAGTTACAGCAACAGCTTTTCCAATTACAGTTGGAGCAGGTGGAGCAGGTACTGCTAGTCCTTCAAGTACAGCAGTTTCTAATTCAGGTGGTGTTTCAACTTTTTCAACAATAACATCGGCAGGTGGTGGTGGCGGAGGAGCTTCGGGAAATCCATCTCCTAGTCCAACAAATGGTGGGGGTTTAACTGGTGGTTCAGGTGGTGGAGCTGGTTATAGATGTAACACTGGAGCAGCAGGAAATACACCTCCTGTTAGTCCACCTCAAGGTAACAATGGAGGTAATTCATCTCCTACTCCAGGAAGCCCATCTTGGGGTCAAGGAGGCGGCGGTGGTGCAGGTGCGGTAGGTGGAAATGGAACTACAACAGCTGGTGGAGTTGGAGGAGTAGGTTCTTTTGTTTCTCCTACCATGGCAGGTTCTAATGGAACACCAGGTCCTGTAGGTTCAACAAGATATTTTGCTGGTGGTGGAGGTGCAGCAGTAGATAATGCTACTCCTGGAAGAGCCGGTGCTTTAGGTGGTTCTGGAGGTGGTGGACGAGGTTTTGCTACAGATTCTTGCCAACAAGCAACAGATGGAACAGTTAACACTGGCGGTGGTGGCGGTGGATCAGATGAAGGTAATCCAGGAACGCCTGGAAAAGGTTCTGGTTCAGGTGGTAGTGGAATTGTTATCATAAGGTACAAATTTCAGTAGTTGAATGATAATTAAAATTAATATATAAGGAGAAACATTATGGCACATTTTGCAAAATTAGGAGCAAACGGAAAAGTTATTCAAGTATTAACTATGGATAATGATAAGATGTTAAATGCTGATGGTGTTGAAGATGAAACAGTAGGTCAACAGTGGCTAGAAACACACAACAATTGGCCTGCACAAATGTGGATTCAAACATCTTACAACACACAAGGTAATACACATTCAAGTGGCGGAACACCTTTAAGAGGAAACTACGCAGGTATAGGTTATGAATGGGATGAAGATAACAATATCTTTTGGCCTAAAAAACCTTATGCTTCTTGGGTAAAACACATCGAATCAGCTTCTTGGAAATCACCAATCGGTGATGCTCCTGCATTAACAGCAGAACAAGAATCACAAAATGAAGCTAATACTCACAGATGGTCTTACATCTGGAATGAAGCTAATCAGTCTTGGGACTTGACAGACGGAATGGCATAATTTAAAAAGGTATGTGGTATGCAGAAGAAAGTATTATCTGAACAATCTTTATATTATGGTGATGTGGCGATGCCCAAAGATTGGGACATTGACCGAGATAAATTACAAAACGATATTTTAAAATCACAAATAACAGATTCACCTTTTCCATTCTCAAAAACATTCGATATGTTAAACACTTATATGAGAGATCATGTAAATCTAGAGTATGGATTTACTTTGGTTAACAAAGAAACGTGGGGCAATATGTATAAGCCTCAAGAGATTACAATTCCTTTATTAAATATAGATCCTGTGGATTTGAGGAACTCTCCTGATTATACACTTCTTTATGGTGTAAATGTAAAAGATTGTATGGTTCGAATACACTATGAGGATAATAGACGTAAAGGAAGAAGTTGGGATATAGAACTTACAAATAATAAATTTATAATGTTTCCATCAACTAATATGTATTATTTAACCAATAATCAAAAAGATTCATTAAATTTTGTACAAACAATAACTTATGAATATATCTAATTACTACTGGTATTTTAGTGGTGTGCTTACACCTAGGTTCTGCGATGATGTAATACAATATGCATTGCAGCAAAAAGAAACAATGGCTAGAACAGGTGGCTACGGTGATAGAAAATTAAAAGAGGATGAAGTTAAAAATATGCAGCGTAAAAGAAAATCTGATCTAGTTTGGTTAAATGATACTTGGATATATAAGGAACTACATCCATATGTTCATGAAGCAAATAGAAGTGCGGGTTGGAATTTTGATTGGGAGAGAAGTGAGTCCTGTCAGTTTACAAAATATAAGTTAAATCAATATTACGATTGGCATTGTGATAGTTGGGATAAACCTTATCAACGAGACGATATTAATCATCCAGAACACGGAAGAATTAGAAAACTATCTATGACATGTCAGTTGACAGACGGATCAGAATATAAGGGTGGTGAATTAGAGTTTGATTTTAGAAACTATGATCCACATATGCGAGACGAATCGAAACACAGAATACAATGTAAAGAGATATTACCAAAAGGATCTATTATTGTATTTCCTAGTTTTGTGTGGCATAGAGT